ATCGTTCCATAAGAAGGTGTTGTCACTTGAGGCAGAACCTGTCATACCCATCGTTCCACTCTCTTCAAAGTTTACGTTGTTCTTTATGTTACTTGTTCCTGCCAGAGTTCCACTGACTGGAATCTGTGCTGTCTGACTGTTAGCTACTGCACTAGTACCTTCTAGTGTAGCTGTTGATGGCATAACGTGTGCTGTTGTGCCTGACATTCCATAGTTACTGCCCATAGACAAAGACCTAGGGAATACTGTATCTTCTAGACCACTCTTAGATAATATGGTCTGTGTCATTGTTGCTGTTACTTGGTATGTACTGTTATTCCATATGTAGGAATTGCCTGACCAAGTTGATGAGTCTGCTGCCCAAGTGCTAGAGGCCATTAGTTTCTGCCCTCAACACCAGAGTATATGTTTCTTACTCTCATTGCAGAGCCAGAGTGTCTATCTCTTTGGTCTGCTTTTTGTAGCTTGTCTATTGCGTTACTATAACCATTAAGCCACACTGGTATTCTTTCATCATTTTTAATAAATGGTTCTGCTTCCATAAGAGCACCATATAACAATACGTCTGGTGCATTTGCAGTCAACCAGTTGTTTGTGACTGTACCTGATGTGCCATCTCCTAATGGGGTAAATTTCTCGTAGAAAGCCATTTCTATCTGGTAGGCTGAGTCAGGTATTGGTGCTAATTGAATCTCGTCTCCAATCAAAGTATAGGCCCTTGGCTTGCCTGTTGTAGTGCTACCATATAACCTATCTAACATCTCTGGTGTAATGTACTCAAGAGGTGTTGTTGGATTTGTGTTTAGTTGTATGTTACGCATTTGAATGTAACCACCGGGTAGGTTAAAGTATTGCTGGTCCACTGTAGCATACATTGTACTTCTTACTTCCATAGGGCGAATGCGTAGCTCCCTATTAATTCTAGCTTCTGCTAGTGCAATAAAGTCTGGTATCCTTGCGGTCAAGTCTGACCTATCTAACCAGTCTGCTATTGCATCTTTTAATTCTGTAAATGTACCTAATGCCATTATACTTTTCCTTTAGTAGTTCGCCACATAGCGTTGGCTGGGTCGTTCATCCAGACTTTCATTCTTTCTTGGTTTCCCCATATACCTTCTCTCATCATTTGTTCTACTACGATTAAGGGTATAGTTGCCACCTTGTGCGACATTACTGAGTCACCTTTGTATTGTGTGTTTCTGTTATGGAACTTATCTTTTGCATTTAGCTCGGCTAGTTTCTTAACTACCTTGTCATCTTGCTGACTAGCTACTGTAAGACTTCCATCTAAATTTGTTATAAGTTTTGTATCAATTGCCATAATGTAAACCACCCCAGTTGCCTAGGGTGGTAGTTGGTTATATTAACCTGTAGTGTATCTAATCTTAGCGTTAGCAGCTTCGTTGCCACAACGTAGACCGTACTCAACTAGAAGCATCTTCTTCTCTGAGTCACCTTCTCTAGCGATGTCCACAGTTTGGAAATCACGAAGGTAATCAACTGACCACATATCGTGGTCTAGGAAGTATACAACATCTTGGTCACAGAATCTATCCATAACAATGTTGTAAGTACCAAAGTCTGATACATATACATCAACTGAGTTTTGAATAGTCATATTGTTATCTGCAACTGAGCGAACCGCATCAGCACGACCTGACATAGCTGTGATTAACTTCTTGTTAGTTGCACCAAGTAGGATAGTAGACGCTTCACCGCCTTGTGTCCATACTTTTTCAGCAGCCAAAAGAACATCAGCTTCAGTCATAGCAGCGTGTGAACCACTAGTACCAGCATCTACAACATTAGTTGTAATCCAGTTAGCAGCACCACGAGTCTCACGAGCTGTAGTTGCATTACCTGCAGCAGCAGCGTTGTCAGCTAGTAGTGAACCTTCCATATCACGCTTAAGCTCTTTAGAAGCTTTTGCTAGTTGGTGAGCCATTTCTGACTTCTTACCAGCGTTGTTTACAGTTTCATGAGTACCAGTAACCTCAACAACCTTTTTAGAGATTTGTGTTTGGTTAGATACACGAGTTGTAGCAGTAGTCGCTGCTGTTCCGGCAGCTGCTCCTTCAACGTGGTAGTTATTAATTACAGCAGCAGCAAGTGCTTCTGTTTGCCACTCAAATAGAGTGTTAGATACTGAACCTTTACCAGTAATACTGGATAGGAACGGAGTATCCGTTGGTGAAATATCATAGATGACATCTGACAAATCCTCACGGATTGCAGTTGCATCGTATGTCTTAAATTGCGTAGGCATTATCCTATCTCCTTAAAGCATATCATAAAAGACAGAAGCGGCATCTTGTTGTTTACCTGACTTCTGTAACCTTGCACGCTTTTTCTTAATGGCCTCAACAGCTACGTCTTCTTTAGAGTTTCCTCTTCCAGACTTTTGAACTTTAGGAACTTTCTTTACCGCTTTCTTTTTTGGAGCTACCTTTTTTGTTAGCTTGTCATACTCCATAGCTTTCTTAATTACTAGAACACTACGATGGTCTGCTAACTGGTCAATCTCTTCTGGTCGAAAGCCTACTGTGGCAGCATATTCTCTAATATCTTTTTTAATAGTAGAGTCTTTATTTTCCCACTCTGGTAAAGCCTCAACGAGCCTAGCATACTCTGCTCTTACGAACTCTGCTTTAGCAGCTTGTTGCTGTTGCATTTGTTCTTGTTGAACATATTGTTGTTGCTGTACTACGTTCTGCACTTTTTCTTGTGCATCCCTAAACTCTTCTTTCTTTATCATGTAGGCGTAGGGGTCTTCGTTTTTTAAGGTATCCCAATCTACACTATTAAACTCTTGAAGTTTTGCATTCTGTTGCTCTTGCAACATCTGTAAACCATTTGCGTACATTTGCCTCTCTTGCTCTAGCCTTTGACGCTCGGACTGGATTTGTTCCGTCTCCTTACGCTGCTCTGCTAATGCCTGAGACTTACGAGTGTAGTCAGCTTGCCTTTGGTATCCGTTCTTAAGTTCTTCAATACCAACCTCTAGTTCTTCTCCGTCTACCTTAATGGTGTACTTTAAATCTTCTTCGGCTACTATTTCAGTTTCTTCTTCTTCTTCTACCTCTTCTTCGGTTTCTTCTTCAGCTTGTCCTTCTTCTTCAGGGGCTTCTTCTTCTACCTCTTCAGCTTCCTCTGTTTCCTCTACCACTTCCTCGTCAACAGGGGTATCGGTTTCCTCGCTTGCGGTTTGCTCTTCTGAGTCCCACATATTAAGGATATGGTTTGCAGCATCTTCTGCTGAACCTTCTCTTACTCTTTCAAATCTACCTTCTTGGGTGTTCTCTGCAGAATCCATAGGTTGTCTCCTCTATTCAGTTAAAAATTGTTCTTGCTCCCTTTCAGCAAGTTTGCCTGTCTCAAGCACTGAAGTTATATGTTGATTAACTAAATCCAATGCTTTGATTGTTATATATAATCTATCTCTTTCCACTTCCTCGGCAACTTTGGTATCAAGTAAGTATTGTACTAATGCTTCCTTGACTGTGGCTAGAGCCTCTACATATAGAGGATGTTCTAAAATCTGTTTAGCTTGGTCTGCCCTTGCTATCTCTTCTCCCTTGTTCCCCATGTTAAGTTCCTATTTTAACAGCTCGTTCTTGTTGTCTTTCTAGTTCAAGCTCTTGTTGCTTAAGTGCAAGCTCTGCTTTCTTAATCTCAAGTTCTTGTGCTTTAATTTGCATGTCCACACTAGCTTCTTGTTGTTTAAGTTCCAAATCTTGCTGTGATATCTGTGCATCAAGCTGCATCTCTTGTTGTTTAAGTTGGGATTCTGCTTGTATTTTTTGTACTTTAACTTGTAGCTCTTGTTGTTTAAGCTGTGCTTCTTGCATTTTAGCCTGTTCTTCTGGGCTAGGTCCTTGTTGTTGCTGAACATCTTGGTCCCCGGGGTCTGTAATAAAGTCATCTACATTCTTCATACCCATAGCTTTTATTTGTTCAGCTACTAAATTGTATACATTCTTAGGTTTAAGTAGCATTCCTGCTGCTGGGTGTTGTGCAATCATTTGTATTGTTTGCGACAATCTACCTAAATGCATAAGGTTCATATCTTTATTACCAAAACCTAAACCTACCTGTGCAGTACAATCCATTTTGGTTTTCCATTCGTGTGGATATAAAGTAGTCCACTGATTATTTAATCTAACTAGTTTTTCAGGCTTTTCAAATTTCTGTACTAACATATATACAGACTGTGCTAAATCTTTCATTCCTGTTTCAGCAAATATTCTAGCTATTAATTCTATTTTCTGCTGTGCAGCAGTCATAACTTGACCGACACCTGTAGCAGTTTGATGCGACTTTAACGCACCCTCAGATAGACCCATTGACTGCTTGCTAACACCAGTTCGCTCTTCTCTAATACTATCTAAATACCCTAGCATGTTAAAAGAGTTCTGGTCTAGTTGTGGTGTTCCCAAAGGGTTGACAGCACCCGGTGTGCGTACTCTTACAATACCACCCGGTCTAGAAGTCATTAGGTCATCTAAATTCGCTTGACCTTCCACTACCTCGTATCGCCCATTATTTGTTAGATACATGTTGTCTAACAAGTTACGCATTAGTGTAGTCTTAATGAGTTGAAGGTCGGAGATTAAGTCATAAATACTCAGACCGTAAAACTTATGAGGCATTGGTATAGGTGTAAGGGAGGAGAAGGGAACACTATCCACAGCCTCATTATCTAACAGTTTGTCTCCAACCTTCGTTACTTTTCTTAGTTCAGCAATGCCATCGTTGTCATAGTCAACACGCATATAGCATTCTGTAACCCAAATTCCGTCATCAATATCACCTTCTGGTGCATTGTCTTGTTCTTGTGAGAATCTAGAAAGTCTTTCAGCTTTATAGTCAGCTTCATCATTACTAAATACATTCTCTATTTTACTCTTAGGGTAGCCTTGTTCTATTAGTTCAGACTTAGTTCTTTTTACCCTGTGTCCTACAAAACGAGCATCCTCTATTGTCTTGGCATACTTGTTTATTAAAAATTCTTCTGGTGGTACAGCTTCTATTCTAACTTGACCATCATCATATGTTCTGTTTACCACAACGTCATGTAATATTTGCTGTGGTTGAAGAGACATCATATCTTCTTCATTTTGACTATTTTCTGTATGTTGTACTACTTCTACATTATCTTCTAATAATAGTGCAGTAAATTCTTCTTCAGTAAGATTTTTATATTCTTCTCTTAATGTTTCGCTAGTATCATCCCAGTAGTGTTTTACTATACCATTCTTTTGTAGCAGTGCATCCTTAAACCATTGATATATAATAGAAAATCCCGGGTTCTGTCTCATAATGACATGGTTCACATAATCTGTGGACTGCTTTGCCATTGTAACATCTTCAGGTCCCTGTGGTTCAAATTGTACTACCTTATCGCCCGAAGTAAATATCTTCATAAGGCTAGGCATAATCCATTCGATTACATCTGCTACATCTCTTGTGACAATCTGTGAACGACCTTCTTGCTCATTACCATACTTTTTTCCATAGTAACGGTCTAACGCATCAGAGCGTTGTTCTGTCAGCTTTCCGTCTTTGTACCCTAAAGCTGAGTTAATCTCTTGCTCTAGGTGAGCAGATAGCTCACGCTTTGTCATTTTAGCCATAAATTATTTACCTTTATTTATAGGGTATTTTGTTTCTTTAGGTGGTGGCGTGGACATACTGACTGTTTTCATAATGTGTTTGAGGTCTTTAATGTCCTGTGCCATTTCTAATATTTTATTTTCTAACCATTTCGGATTCATATACTTCTCCTTATATTATCCAACTTAAATCAGTCTTAGGAAGTTCCTTTCCCCAAGCACTGTCATTACCTGTGAACACTACATCTGTTATACACAAGTACCTAAAAGCATCGCTGGCGTGTGATGTCCAGTCATGCACTGGTCGTTGTGACCATATCTTTTTCTTGTCATCATAACTACTTCTATATTGTAGTAATGCTTCCAATCCTTTCTTGGTAGTGCTTTCATCAAACCAGCACTTGTTTAAATAAGTTCTAGTTGTATCAATACCATCCATAACTTTTAACTTTGGTGCTACTTGAAAGTCTATTCCTAGGTCAAATGCTAGGTCTCGTCTTGACTTACCAGTAGAAAATTCTCTAACTACTATATCGTGCGGTGCTATGTGTGCACCATAATGATAACCCTTTCTATTGAGTACCTCTATATAGTGAGGCAATCCTTCGTTAGAGTTTTCATAATAATCTATAACATGTACTGCTTTACCAACAAATTGTACAAACCATATACTGGTTGCATCTGAGACTCCAAGGTCCCATGCTGTTACTACTTGTTTAGACGGGTCATAAGGGACTTTCCCCACTCGGTCTTCTTCATAAGCAGTTTCAATCTCTTTAGCATAATACGCACCTCTAAGTGCAGCAGACCAAGAACACTCGTATTCTTGTTCAAATTCAGTCTCTGCCATATCCTGTTTCGCAAGCTCGAGTTCCTCATCATCTAATATCCCTGTTTCACTCGCCTTGTATAAGAATCTAGCCCATCCCTTCTTCTCTGGGGCAGAGTGGTATAAATCATAAAATTCGTTTTTCCCTTTAGGTGTGCCAATAAATATGGCATAACCTTTCCTATCTGAGAGTGCCGGTCTTATAACCTCTGAGAACATCTTAGGGTTCATCTGGGCATACTCATCTAATACTACACCGTCAAGATAAATTCCACGGAGAGTGTCATAGTTATCAGCTCCGTACAGTTGTATCCTAGCTCCCATGAAGTCAGCTCTTAGTTCCGCTTCATTAAACTTAACCTCAGGGAATACAGCACATAGTCTTTTTAATTCATCCCAAGCAACTGTCTTAGCCTGCTTAAATAGTGGTGCTATGTACGCATATCTAGGTTGTCTCTTACCAGCTTGTATATCTTCTACAGAACTTTTGATTAACTGGTTTATAGCAAATACAGTCTTACCAAACCTTCTGTGACATACAACTACATTAAATCTATCTAGATTAGTATGTAAATGTTTCTGTAAATCCCTAGGTGTATAGGGAATTACTATGGATTTCCTCTCCTCTTGCATAAATACTAGTGTATCTTGCCTTCCTTATTCTTTAGTAATTGATTAGCGTCTGCAATGTCAGCTTCATCGTTGGCCCATTGTATGTCAAACTGTCTATCCTCTACAACAACATGGTGTTTAGGGGACCATCCGGCCTGAGTCTTTAACCAAAAGGTAGTCATGCTAGGAGATTCCCCACTGACCGCCATTTCGTAAGCAACACCGGCAACTCTTGCGGTACGCTTCTCTTTACCTACTAATAAATTATGAGAATAATATTTAGATAGAGTAGCATTACTAATACCCATTACTTTAGCTATAGTATGCTGGTCCAATCCTATAGTAACCATCTCTTCTACCTTAGAATAGTCATCATCGGTAGGTTTATAAGTTTGTCCACGCTTGATTCTAGACTTTTTACCCCCAGCTTTCTTAGATTCTGCACTAAGTCCACCAGTTGGTCTACCTTTCTTACGCTCAATCTTAATTACAGCATCAGCTGGGACCACACCCTTTGCAGATGCTACCGCATATCTCAACTCTTCTTCTAATTCTTTTTCTATTTCTCTAATCTCATCTTCTGAGTCTACAGAAATTTCACCTTTATTTGCCATATACTATTATTATACCATAAATTTAAATTAGTTATCCCTTCATTCCTAGAATTCTTACAAAGTTTTCTTTTACCAGTATATATATACTATTAGTTTGGTTCTTTGGGGCTCATTCTAGGTACTATTATACCAGATAATATCTAAGTAATTATGCATAGTGCCGAAAATAGTTGGTTATGCAAGGTACTACATTGAAAAAATAAGAATTTTATACGTGGGTTCCTTTGCCCGATGGAGAAATTTTCCCAGAAGGGTGGGTACCCCTCGCCTTTCCACGCTTTCCGCCCACGCTCATTCTGGGATTGACGGGATGGGATGGACTCTCTGGGATGGAAGACATAGGCTGGACCAGATAGGATGGAAATCTGTGCCAGTAGCTGGGATGGGATGGATAGAAAAACCAGAGCGGATGGATTCGTGGATTTCATATATTCCTTGACATAATATCCCAGCCTCTCAAAGTTTTATTATCCAAAGTTGTTGACATATGAAATTAACTCAGGCATAATTCACTTACTGGAATTGACCAGCACTTGCCAAGGAGGCACACAAAATGAATGACCTAATAAAAGCAATCAAAGAAGTAGAGCAAAGAACTAATACGCTAGGCTATGCACTAGTAGAGACATTGAACGGTAACTATGTACTCAAGCCACTAGCCAAAGCAGAGGCCAGAGGCGATAGCATAGAGATGGAATTCTGGGGCCCAGATATGGACAGTATCAAGGCTCAGAAAAAAGAGCATATTGCTCAAATGAAAGCCGATGGCTTACTATAATTAATGGAGGATATTAAAATGAAAACAGTAATTAATAATACAATAGTAACACTTGAAATGACAAGCTTTGAAGAGCATACACATGATGACTTATTAACGCCAATCTATGGCAGGCCAGACCTTGAGCCAGTCAAACCTTTTAGAGTAGCATACATCCACATGATTACAAACCTAGGTGAGAAATACTCTGGAAGAGTAGAGGAGGATAAAATGACTGCATTAGTCAACATTGAAATGATTGATGGAGTTAGCCCTAAACTGGTATTTGATTTAGTTGATGTTGAGCCTCTTGCAGACAATGTCACTACTTATGCTCACTCTGTTGAGGACCTAGAAAACACGCTGGATGATTTAGCAGACGCCATAAGATACCACGAAATCTAGGCCTTAAACGGTCCAGCCTACCAAGCCCCTTAACTGGGGCTTTTTAGGTACCAAAAGGGCAAGTTTGGCCCCCTCAAGAGCCAAGCGACATATAAGGAAATAAAATGAAAGCATGGAAAAACAGAACTACACTACCAATAGACCAAAACACTGGAGCTATTTTTAAGATTCAAATGTACATTAGAGATGAGCTAACCACTATAAATATGGGTGCTCATTTGATGACGAATGAAGATACAGAAGAGGTTACAATCTGCTCATTTAATAACAGGTGTACAACTTATGAAATGGGCCATACTTACTCAAGCCCTGCCACTCTTCAAGAGATAGCGGACTGGGTAGCTGAAATGCAAGACAGACAGGCCATAATTAAGGCTGAGTATGAGAGAGAAATGCTTGAGGAGGAGCAACTACAAAGGAGCGGTAATATTTACTAGGCCCAAAGCCTGCCCAAACCAAGGCCCCTACCAAGGGGCTTTTTGGGTGCAAGCAATTGCATTTTTTAAACTACATAAGGATATAACATGACACAAAAAGAACTAGAACAAGCCCTAACAAGGCTAGCAGAAATTGAGCCTACTGGAGTAGTAGCTGGGCTCATTTATGAGAGTGAGGCAGAGGATACATATTGCCAGCACTGTGGCCAGCCTACTGGCTATGGTAGAGGCTCAGAGCCTAGCCGATATGATACGATGGTATGCTCTACAGAGTGTGCTAAGGAACTCTTCCCTAATGACTATAACTGGAGCAAATAATGGCATACTTTACAGTAAAAACAACAGTGACAATGGAGGCCTATTTGGTTGAGGATGTTGAGGCTGATTCACATGATGAGGCAGAGGCTATCGTTAAAAATATGATATGGAATGATGACCTAGCTGGTGAGATTCAAGCCTGCCAAACAATTACAGATGAAGACTATCAGGCCCAGCAGGAATTCTTATGCCCAGAATGTGGCCATGAGTTTAATGAGCACCATATGAGCAGGAACGAAACCTGCCCAGAGTGTGACGCAGACCTGCCAGACTTTATTAATTATTAACTAATAAGGCCTAGCCCTACCAAGCCCCTTAATTGGGGCTTTTTAGGTAACTAAACCAAGGAGGTAAAAATGTATAAAAAAGATAATAAAATAATCGCAGATTTTTTGCTGGCCAGCCCAGACAATATGGTAAGGGGTTTTACTTTTGTATTGCTATCAATCCAGCAACCAACTCAAGGCCTAGCAGATAAAATGTTTGAGGTAGACCAGCAAGGGTTAGAGTGTAGGCATTTAAATTATGGCAAGACTGTCACAAAAAGAGACGGGCTTGCATATGTACAAGCCAACAAACGGGCCATATTTGAGAGATTAACTCAGCATGTAAGACAAGGCCTTGATGATGTAGAAAACATCTCAAAAGCCCTGCTTTTTGTTTACGACACGCCAAACCTAGGAATGGTTAAATCTGCATTCGTGCTCCAGCTACTAGGATTTAATGTTTCCTGCATTGATAGTCATAATCTTAAACGCCTAGGCTGGAAACAGTCTCAAGTATCATTGCCTAAAACCTTAAAGCATGAGTCCAAAATGCGAAAGATTAGAGCCTATGTATCCCAGACCCAACAAAAAGGGACCGCTTACTGGTGGGATAGCTGGTGCCATTATGTAGCAGGAAACATAGCCAATAAGAAATTGACTACAGGCCAGCAGGTTAGTAATTACCACATAAAGGCCATTTTACCCAAGGCCTAGGTATTACCCAACTAATAAAAGTCCCTAGAATCGAAGATTTCGAGCCCAGTTATCCAAGCTGGGCCAAGGATTCCCAATTATTTTCAATTTATTTGCATTTTAGGGGTTGACAGGATTTATAGATTCGTGCTAAAATTCTTACCAGAAATTAAATAATAATACCAAGGAGGTAAAAATGTCGTTTAGAAAAATGTTTACAGAACACTTAGTAATTGAGGGATGGAGCAATTGTTGTGATTCCCCAGTATATACTCCCAATACAGATGGGATAGGGCTTTGCTCACATTGTGGTGAGTGGGCTGAAATTGTACAAATTGAGGAGGAGGATGCCGATGAGTAAAGAAAAGACTATAAAAATTATGGGTTATTTTGACAAGGAGGTTGAGAAAACCAAGGAAGAGTATGTAAAAATATGGATTGAGAATGCCTCTTTATCCAGATTGTGTATTTGTGATGGAGGCAAGGCTTTTGACATTACATATGAGAAAGTAAATTTTCTTAAGGATGAGATAAAGAAACTTGCTGAGTTTAACTGGGATTATATGTACAAGGAGCAACATGGATAATTATACTAAAATGAATAGAGAAATCAATGACTTAGCCAAGAAACTATCTAAGATAGATAATACAGAGGCTAAGCAAAAGCTGACATTTCATGGTAAGAGACAATACAGAAACTCCAGAAGTCTTCTTGACATGACACCAGCGCAGGAAAATGCATGGTTAAGAAGTGGAGGATTTTAGGTGCCTAAGAATTTACATAAGGAATATGTTTTAGCGGATAGGTCTATTGTTACTATTGCTAGAATTATGGAAGCAACTGGGCTCAGTTATGTTGGTGCTTATAGCAGGCTCCAGCGTTCTGCCCAGCCAGATTACATATGGGCTGAGATGGGGCATGGAGGCAAGCAACTGCAGACTTCAACAAAGAAATGGAAAAATGAGCCAGATGAGGTCGTTGCAGGGATACAATTGAAAGCCAGCTGGATGGATGGCATGTTGCATACTCTTGCTGGACCTCCACATGATAGACATGGGCTTGTGATGACCAAAAAGGATGTTAGGTCTTTGCTAGCCTATCGTGAAGAGATGCGTCAGCAGTGGCGTGATGGTAATAATAATATAAAAAACAGGGAGGATGTATGAGTACATTTAAATGGTTAAATGAATTAGAGAAAGAAATAATTAGGAAAAATACTGTAAAAAAAGCCCTAAGAAAAGAGATTGATGCTAAAATAGAGCAACTAAGGGCCCTTGAAATTGACTTAGAGAAGACAGTTGAAAAGGCGTTAGCTACAGGCCAGCCCAGTCGAGAGGATGTTGAGTGGGACTTGATGGATAAACGAGTAAATGGAGGAAAATAATGGATGCACTACAAACACTTAGAGAGTTAGGAATGAATGTATATGATGGCTCAGATATTGAGTTCTTCTTGAAATATGGTATAACATTAACAATGTTGATGGGTGACGAGCCTATACCAGAAGAAACACTTAAAAAAATAAGGGAGGATTATGACCAATCCAAATAACAATCAGAACTTTAATGATGAGGCCCTAAGGATTAATAGGTCTTTGAAAAAAGAGAATGATAAACTAAAAGAAGAAATACAAAAACTACAGGAGGAGTTAAATGATAAAGAGAGACATTAATGGTGTGCCTTATACCTATGAAAATAAGGATGAGCTGGCCTTTGGTACAGACTTTGAGGATAGTTGGGATAATGCTATGGCATACGCCCACTATATTATGACTACGCCAGAGTTTGAAAAAGATATGAAAGAATGGTTGGATAAGAATGACTGATATCAATAGCATGACTGGAAGAAATTGGGAAGTGGACCATGAACTGGTAGATGTAGCATTAATGCTTAAGAAGTACAGGAATCTACAATATGATGCAGACTTTGAAGAGAATATAAAAGATTATAACTTCTACAAAGCTAGAGCAGATTACTACCAAGAACTTGTTGACAAAGGACAAGAATATGACCCACAATTTTAATTGCATAACATAAAATAGTTGGTACAATATATCTATGTATGGTTACTATGAAGTTGTTAAGTATATATATACTACTAGTAATTCATACATAGATATTCTTAGTATTTCTAAGAGTGCATTGAGTTTTTACTTCCATTTTTCTTAATGCACTTTTAGTAGTATTAAGCTACTAGGTAGCCCAGCCTTTGGGTAGAATGTTAACTATAAAGGAGTTAAATATGAGTGAGATGTTACCACTAACAGGTGAAGTTGTTTTCAATAAATTAACTACACCAGATGTCTTTATGGGTACGAGTAAGTACACACTTACAATTGCCTTAGATAAGGATGGTAAAAAACTAGCAGAGAAGAACGGTCTTAAGACTAATGACTATGAGGGTAAGACACAGATTACTTCTAAGCGTAAGATAGACTTTGGCCAGCCCAAGGTTTACAATGCTGACAAGGAGGAAGTTGATGCCTCTCATGTATCTTTATTTGGTGATAAGGTTACGATGCTAGTCAAGAAAGGTAAAGCACCTTACGATGCTTACACATACCTAGAAAGAGTCCGAGTGGATGAAAAGGCTGAGGGTGTGGAGGAGTACGACCAAAGCGAATTCTAACTGGTCGTAAAGTCATGGGCTACTATCATGGTAGCCCTTTTTATTTAAAGTAAGGGAGTTAAAATGGATAATAAACTAATCCGAAAGGAGCAGTGCCCCGACTGTGCAAAGATGGGGAAAGATACAAAAGGTGATAACCTTGCTGTCTATGATGATGGCCAAACTCACTGCTATGCTTGTGGCACACATGGTCATGTAACACACAAGAGCAAGCCAATACAAATCAAAGATTCTAGCTGGATGAAAAACTACAGAGGGGATTACTATTCTCTTCCAGATAGAAAGCTAAGGGCCGAGACTTTAGAGAAGTATAAGGTTAAATGTGAGAAGAATAATAAGGGTGAGATAATTAAGCACCACTACCCATACCACAACCAGAAAGGTGAGATGGTGGGTATCAAGACTAGGACCGTAGCTAACAAATCATTTCGAGGATGGGGTGATACTAGTAATACCAACATGCTATTCGGTCAAAACTTATTTAAAGCTGGAGGCAAATTCCTTACCATCGTAGAGGGTGAGTTGGATTGTTGTTCGGCCTATGAAATGTTTGGTAGTAGATGGCCTGTTGTTTCTATTAACAATGGTGCTAACTCCGTATCAAATATAAAAAATAATTTAGAGTGGATAGATTCTTTTGAGACTGTAGTCATATGTTTTGATGATGATGAGGCAGGCAGAGAATCAGCCAAGCAAGTGGCACCTATACTGGGCCCAAATAAATGCAAGATACTAACACTAGCCAAGCATAAGGATGCAAGCGATTACCTAGCTAATGGGGATAGTAAAGCATTCTACGATGAGTGGTGGAATGATGCCAAGGAGTATACAGTTAGTGGTGTAGCTACCATCGAAGAGATGAGAGAGGCTTTGCTGGACTATCAGAATACAGAGCTGGTGCCATTGCCAGATTCCTTTGGGGATTTGAATCACATGATGCGTGGTGGTATAGCCAGAGGAGAGCTAGTATCTATTGTGGCACACACTAGTATTGGTAAGACTACTATACTTAACGAACTCATCTACCACTTTGCCACACAGACTAATGAGAGGATTGGATGTTTCATGGTAGAGGATAACATTGATGAGACAATCCGAAAGGTTGTGAGCGTGCACACTGCAGAGAATTTACAACTGGTCAAGCCAACAGATTTAAATGTGGATGTCATCATGGAGTCTGCAATTGATATTGGATTTGGCTCAAAGATACAACTACATAATGACGGTGGTGGTAGTATTGATATTGATGAGATGTTTTCTAAGATAAGATACTTTGTAAAGGGATTGAATTGTGGTATTATTTTGGTGGACCCATTGCATACTGCAATCAAGAACTTAAGCAACGAGAATATCGAAGAGGTTATGGACAGGTTTATTAAGCTATGTAAAGAGACCAAGTGTGCAGTCATACTGAGTACACACACTAGAAAGCCAGATGATGGCTCTCATCCTCACAAGATTAGCGAATATGATGTGAAAGGTAGTGGAGCAATACCACAGGCTTGCCATACAAATATATTATTCTCTAGGGATAAGCTAGCTGAGGATGAGTACACAAAGAATTCAACAAGGATAAGGGTACCTAAGCTAAGAAGAACTGGACAGACTGGTGAGGCTGGATGGGCCTACTTTAATCCAGAGACTGCCAGACTAGAGAAAGGAATCAATCCAGATATGGGAGGGTCAGATGCCTCAGACTTTTAGTTGTGATATAGAAACTGATGGTATCGAGGCTACTACAATCTGGTGCGTGTGTGTGCATAATACATACACTCAAGAGACAAAGGTATTCTATAAGGCTGAGGAGTTTAAGGAATGGCTGGAGGATAGGAGCATATGTCATACCCTAGTCTTTCACAATGGCATAGCTTTTGATGTGCCTGTGCTGGAAGAACTTTGGGGCATAGATTTTAAGGATGTCTTTATACATGATACTCTTCTACTGAGTCAGCTGGACAATCCGAGAAGAGAGGGCGGTCATTCCTTATCTAGCTGGGGTGAGTACCTAGACTATCCTAAAGGGGAGCATGAAGACTGGTCCAAGCTCAGCACAGAGATGGTAGATTATTGTATTACAGATACAGAAATAACTAGCAAAGTATATAAGATACTAATGCAGAAAGGATTAAGTAAGGATGCTATTGAACTAGAGTATTCTACTAAAAGACAATGCTCAATACAAGAAAAAAATGGGTGGTTGTTTGATGAGCATGGTGCTATGCATTTACAACAAAGAGTTAATGAGGACCTAAGAAAAGCAGAGCAGGAAGTACATAAGACTTTTGCACCTCTGCCTGTATGGGTCAGTAAGAAACCAGTAGAAAATAGATTTAATGCAGATGGTAGGAGGTCTAAGTATTACCAAGATGAGGTGGACCTTGGTTGTTATACTAATGATGATGATGACTATGGGTACTGGACCTATCCCGAATTAAATTTAGGTAGCAGGCAACAAGTAGGTAGACACCTCATGCATTATGGCTGGAAGCCTAGTATATTTACAGAGACTGGTAAACCTAAGGTAGATGAGTCCACACTTAAGGATGTGGATATTCCAGAGGCACAGTTGATAGCTAGATACTTAATGCTACAGAAAAGACAGGGCCAGATTAAAGGATGGTTGGATGCTCTGGATGAAAGAACTGGTAGAATACACAGTCGAGTTCATACTATGGGCACTGTCACACACCGCATGTCTAGTAGTAATCCTAATTTACAGCAGGTAACAGCTAGTAGTAAAGAATATGGTCCAGAGATGAGAGCATTATTTACTGTGCCAGAGGACAAGGTACTGGTAGGTGCTGACTTATCTGGTCTGGAACTTAGATGTCTAGCACACTATATGAATGACAAGAACTATACAAAAGAAATACTGACTGGTGATATACATTCTGCCAATCAAAAGTCAGCTGGTCTGGATACAAGGGATAAGGCCAAGACATTTATATATGCATTCTTATATGGTGCAGGAGATGCTAAGATAGGTAGCAGTGCTGGTGGCGGTGTACCAGAGGGAAAGGAACTTAAAGAGAACTTCTTAAACAATACACCAGCCTTAAAGAAACTAAGATACAGGGTGAATAAGGCATCTGATAAAGGATACTTGAATGCTTTGGATGGTAGGAAAGTTAGGGTTAGGAGTGAGCATGCATCCCTTAACTTCCTGCTCCAGAGTGCTGGTGCTATCATAGCCAAGAGAGCTTGGGATATTTTCCATGGTCTTGCACAGTATGAGGGTCTAAAGTACAAGCAGATTGGTGTCATTCATGATGAGATTCAGATTGAATGTAATCCAAATGATGCAGACTACATTGGTATGCTTATTGTAGACGCCATGAAAGAGACAACAAATTATTATAAACTAAACTGTCCAATAACTGGGGAGTATAAAATAGGGAGGAGCTGGAATGAAACGCACTAATGAATTTAAGGTTGACTGGAATGAGCATAGGATACCAGACAACATCAACCCAGAGCACTACACACAGGGTATAGAATGTATTGATTATATTACCTCAAAGAACATGAGTTTTCTTGAGGGCAATGTGGTAAAATATGTCACTCGCTATAAGATGAAGAATGGGTTAGAGGATTTAAAAAAAGCACAATGGTATTTGAATCGTCTAATAGAAATTACAACAAGAGAGGAGTAAGAAAGTGGAAAAGACAATAGAAACATTAATACCAGATGTATATGAGGTAATGAAGTCTAAAGATTATTCTGGTGACTTGGGCTCAATAGCTATGCAAGCAGGTCGTGAGGTAGAGGATGCAATTAAGAATGCATTTGAGCCATACGAGCAGAAGAACGAGTTAAGAATGTCTGGTATAGGAAGATGCGAAAGAGCACAATGGTATGGAGTTAAGGGTTACACACCAGAAGAGATAGATGGTAATGTATACTTGACTTTCTTACAAGGCCATGTGCTTGAGGCTGTGCTAGTGGCCTTGGTAAAACTAGCAGGACACACTGTCGAGGACCAACAGAAGAAACATACTGTTGAGGGTGTCAATGGCTCACAGGACTGTACTATTGATGGTGAGCTAGTAGACATAAAGACAGCGAGTGCTTGGTCTTGGGATAACAAGTTTACTGAGACAGGTATAAAAGATGATGGCTTTGGATACATTAAACAGCTATCAGCTTACGGTAAGAATGACAACAGAGAGCATGGATACTTCCTAGCTTTGAATAAAAACAAATCAACTCTTAAGTTGTGCAAGCAAGAACTAGAGCAGGATGTTGATACTTTTATTGTTGACTTAAAAGATAAGATGGAATCTGATACACCGCCAATGCGAATAGCTAACGCTACTACCTTAACTAAGAATGGTGAGGAAAAGTTATGC